ACCCAGTCTACCACAGGTAGATTTATTGGGCAAACTCTGACGCAAACTTCACAAGCAATGCACTTATCAAACTCGTAGTGAATACGACCACGGTAACGTTCAGAAGGAATGAGTTTTTCATAGGGATATTGTACTGTTACTGGTCTTCTTCTCATATGATCAAAGGTTACCTCTAACCCTTGAAGCATATACTTTGCTGCTCCTACTACATCTTTTAAGTAGTTAAAGATTCCTTTCATCTTTTTACGTCATGAGCACAACCATCACCAGTATAGTCATCACTATCATAATACCCACCCTTTGTACCAAAGTAAATTGACAATGCTACAAATGGAATTGCCGATAGTATTAAGAAAGTTTCAAGCATTTGAGATGACTAGCAGTTTTTATTTAGATCTTTTACCATATTACCACCTATCTCTGCACCTTGATCCATTCCTATCATCGTAGCAGCACCAGCAAGCACCCAACCAACATAAGGAACAGAGGCAAGACTAGCACCAACAGCACCACCCATGCTACCGCCGACAATTTTTCCCGTTTGTTCTCCACCACCGACTGCCTTGATGCATGCGACAGACTTTGGGTCTTGTCCTTCACCTCCTCTTCTACTATCCAAGTGTTGAGAACCAACCATCGTGTATTCTTCTGTGGTTCTAATAGTGTTGTTACCCAACCCCAGAAAGCCTGCCTTGACTTTCTCATCCCGTTCCACACGCATTACAGTAGGGTCATTTGCTTTATAATCTATTGAGTATCCATCTTTCCCTGCCTGTACAGTGTAAGAAGTGTATTCTTGTACGGGCAAATTTATCACTGGTAACTTGCTGCGATTAGCAAGTAAACCAATCATTCCTATATGGGACAGACCTAGGATACTACCTAATGTGATTCCAATCCATTTATTCATGATGTTCCTCGGAAGGATATAATTCTTTGTCTTCTAAGATGTTAGGATATATTCTTTTGTCATCAGATTCGTACGGTGGTACAACTGATGTGATAAAAGTATTTATATCAGGAGGTGAGGATCCACTGATAATAGAATAACCAGCAGAGAGACCAACAGATATAGTTGTTGCGACTAGCAACGCTTCTGTTACTTTGAAAAGTCTTACGATCACAGATCTTCTAGTTACTAATTAAATTATACAATAAAAAAAGGGGATGTGTCCACCCCCCTGTGCCAGTTTACCAATTGTCACTCTGAGATTCAATATACTCTTTGTTCTGTCTACAGATACCATGTACATCCATCTCTTGATGAAGATGTGCTGAAGTGTGTAGACCCTCTATCATTACTAGTATTGCTAGTAGCATAACTGGTAGCATCCATAGTGGATGACCCAATAATTCATTTGTTTTCATCAGCGTAAGAGAAGAAAAACTCATCCATCATTAGGTTTGCTTTTTCTTTACCAAATCTTTGAATCATATATCCTAGGATAGGATCTAGTCTTTTCATGTAAGTATCAAAATCTTTATAAGAATGCAAATCAATTCCCATAGGTTTTGAATCATCAATCATCTTCCGATAAACCTCAAGATACTGTCTGAATTGTGGCAGATAATTATCTACTTCATCAAAAGTACAATATCTAACAAAAATATTTTCTGAAAAATGATTACCCATTTCAAAGAAACGATATTTTTTAGTTGCCTTTGGCAAACTATCAACAGAAAATAAAAATTTTTCTATTGGATGTTGGAAGTCAAATACAATAATAACTCTTTTCTCAAAGAACCCCATGAGATCCATACCAAAACAAGGAAGAAGTCCACAAGGAACTTTTGCACCTGTTTTTGGATAGATTACATTGTTGTAGATATCTGATTTGTCATTGTAAATATCTACTCTTCTTGATTTTATAAAATGTGGAGCAGTAAAGATGTCTGCTGTTAATGTCAGATCATCTTTACCATGCCACTCACACCACCGAGAATCAAATTGAAACTCAGGGAAAACATCATCAAGTGTTTTTTTGTAGTTAACCCAAAGGTCAACTGTATTAGTCATCTTCTGCTAGAGATGCAAAATATGACAATGCGTCATCATCCTCAACAACTGAGTCTTTTTTCACAGGAGTTGGAGTATTGAATTGCTTACGAAAGTCTGACTGTGGGGTAGCAGCGACTGGTTCGTACTCTTCGTCATCTACAGATGGTACTGAGGGACGTGAGGATACACCTAGAACAAGTTGTAACCTTTTCTCTAGGTCTTCATATGATTTGAACTGATCACGTGCTGTGAACGCTTCTAGCGAGTGTTCTGACTTCCATGTCGCTTCAAGTTCAGAATCATCTGCACTAAGAGCAGAAACACTATCAAACTCACTGCTGTCATAGTTCCAGAAACCTGCTACTTTTTTAATCTTTAGTTTGAAGTTAGCACCTTCCCAAAGATCAAACACATTTACTGGTGTCTCATCTTGGAATTCTGGTTGCATTGCTGCAAGGATCTTGTCATGGATTTTCTTACCATACTTGTATAAGAATACCTTGCCCTCATTCTCAGGGTGCTTTGGATCCTTGATGACTTGGATGTTACTGTAGTAAGACAACTTACGCTTTTGCTTACGTGCAGTATCTTTATCTGCATCATCACCACTGTTCCATAGACGGCGATTGACTTCACCAACTGGATCTTTATCTCCTAGTGTAGTGAGAGAATTTTCAATGTACCAACCGCCAGGACCTTGGAAGGCATGACTATAAACTTTTGCCCAAGGAACTGTTTCTCCATCTGGTGCTGGTAGGAAACGAATCACTGCGTAACCATTACCACTTGCGTCTACTTCTGGTTTCCAGAAGCGTTCATCAACGTTCTTATTACTTACTGTTTTCTCTAATTCTTTTTGTAAAAATTGTAGATTGGATTGTGATTTTTTCTTTAATTCTGCGAAAGACATATTGCTTTAGATTTATTAGGATTGTTTTGGATGGGGTGGGAGGTAGGAATAATGTATACCTACAAACACAGGGCATTTCTACATAAGTAAATTTTTACTGTGTTGCATGAGTCCTGTCTGGTTAAACAGTTCTGTTGTTCCCAACAGCGAGCACCACCTCTGACTCATCACCTTAACTAGACCATTGCCAGCAAGTTTGATTCAGTCACTCCCATGTTGGATTCGTCAACCCAACACTTATATTTATAGCAGATTCAGGAGGCATTGTCAAGCTGTTCCTGAAAACTTTTTATCTTTGTCAGGAGATCATCAAACATGTCATCCACACTAAGATTGGGATTACCTCCAAGCATGACAATACAGTTGTGCATGTTTTCCACGACAGATTTTGCCTCTGGATCATCACTGAGTTTGCAACGAGCGTGAAATATTTTTTGTTTTTCTAGCAAAAGTCTTAGTGCTGCAAAATATTCTACCTTTGCTTCATTTGATAGAAGAGATAAATTTTGAGCAGACCTAAAACAAAACTCCTGTAGGGTTGCCATCTCTTGAATGTCACCCCTTACTAGTTCTGACTTGAAGAAATCTCCCATTGTTTTATACCAACATTAATTTAGCACGACTTGTTTTTTTCATATAATTTAGTTTCTGTGCTTCATATTTAAGCTTTTCTTTAAGTGGTTTTGAAATCAATTTAGGTACTGATTCCACCTCAATTTCATTTAAATCACAAAGATGTAGTACTGCGTCAATGTAGTTCATGTCTTCATTAGTCACAGCAATTTTCTCTACTTCCTGTGAGAATTTTGCACTAGTCATAAATCTATCTTCAAGTAAGTTTTTCTTTTCCATATTTTTTCTGGTATTCGTCTATGTACTTGATTAACTGGAGCAAGTATTCTTTTTTAGGAGGTTTAATAACCACCTGTGTCTCGCCATTTTCACAAGCAACAATAGTTACCAGTTGTTTGACGGTCATGCCGTAAATTTCTTGTAAACAACATGCATACGCTGTTTCCTGAACAAAATAATCATAGAGGTATGCTTCTCTCTTTGGTTCAGCAGATGTTTTGAAATCTATTATTGAAAAAACTCCATCAAAGTCTGCAATACAATCTACTCTTCCAGCGACTTCCAGATGATTAGAATATAATGCTGCTTCCTGTAAGTATATATTACTTATACGGTTGAGGTGTTTTTTGCTTTGTTCAAACATAACCACGGGTAGTGGAGTATCTTTATACTCTTTAATTGTTAACTCATTGTTTAAATAATCCTCAACGATAGAATGATATTTGGTTCCACGAGATGTAGAACGAGTAGTGACAGCAGTTGCTTTCTCCTTACCCACTCTTGCTCTCCATCTAGCAAGATTTTTCTGCTTGGCAGCATTATTACTAATCACTGTGGTGATTGATGGATAAGACTTACCATTAGGTGTAGAGTAAACTCTTCTACCCTCCACCATCTTAGCAGTTAATTCTATTGGTTTGCCATCACGATGTGTAAATGTCATAAACCTAAAGACATCTTACTGATAAGGTATGACTTAACAAGTCCTGAACGAACGATGTCATTGATACCAAATTCAACAGTACTAAACTCATCCATGTTTTCTAAGACTCTTTGGAAATCTAAGATTCCATTTCTTTCATTAGTTCTAGTCAAATCAGATTGATTAATATCACCGCAGAACATAATCTTAGAGTCTTGACCAACACGTGTCATGATGGAATCAAGTTCGTGGAAGTTAAGATTCTGACACTCATCAACAATGATAATAGCATTGTCCAAAGTAGTACCACGTAGAAATGAGGTAGACCAGAAAGAGATCGTTTCTTGAGTTTTAAGGTTTTCATAAAGCATGTCAAACGATGTATCATCAGGCATCTCAAACATATGTCTTACCATATTTCTGTATGGTATCTGATATAGTTCAGACTTATCTTCATGTGTGCCAGGCAAGAATCCAATCTCTCTTGTAGAGACTAGAGACCTAACAATATATACCTTATCATAAAATGAATCTTCGTCAATAACATCTTTTAATGCCAAGTACAATGCAATGAATGTCTTACCTGTACCTGCTGCACCATAAGAAAACAAATTTTTACCTGCACCCCATTCCTTGAAAAACAATTCTTGATTTTCAGTTATAGGATTGATGTCTAGAAAGTAACTTTGATTAATAGGTTTCTTTCTCTTCATCTGTTTCTTTGACATACCAGACGGAACTGGTTGCTTTTTTTTCACTGCCATAATGAGATTACCATCCTTGTATATTTGCTCCTGG